GTTCTTTAAACGAGCTATCGAAAAGGGGAATGATTGACTCAGTCATTTTAAGGTTAGCCTTAATGGGGTCTTTCCCATAAGTTTTGCATATTGTTCAACACAATCTCTGCACTTTTTATAGATATCTTTATAATTTAATTTCTCTAACATCCCATCCTTTAAAGACTTAGCTACAATATGATCCGCCATTTTTAATGAGTCGAGAGCGAACCCATCCAATATGTCGCGAAGATTCGGAAACTTTTGCCCAATAAAATCTAAGGCAAATAGTGAATTGTTTTCCATTTTGGATATGATCATGTAGTACTTTTCAGCATTACAGCTTCCTTGAGATTTAGCGTAATCAACAAATTCTTTTATAGTGTCAGTTTCCAATCTCCTCTCGATTTTTCCAGCCTCTCGTTTTTCTAACCATTCTCTATTTTGTTTTTGAGAAAGGAGTTTTATCAAGAATCGCCTTTGTCTAAAAAATTCTCTAGTCAGAGTTCTTTTGAAAGATCTAGCCATGTCATGATTTCTAAGCAGTGTACAAAGATAGGTTGCCTGTTCCTCATTTAGCAAAAAATCATCGATAGGTCTACCCCCTTTTTTCGAGGTAGGTTTATGCATTTCAAATGCAATAACCCCCCACTCTTCAAACTCAGTTTTATACTTATTGATGATGTTTTTGAGGTCTCGATGTTCGACACCGAAACCTTTCGATAAATCTGATGTTCGAACTAAAAGACTTTCATTCTTTATGATGACTAGAGGGGACGGCATATGCACCTTTAGGTTTTCGTAAAAAAAACAAATAGCATTTCGCAAAAATTTGTGTCAAATATATGATGAAATGAATTCAATTATGTTGATGAGATGAAGTGATGGACAAAAAGATGAGGAAGGTTAGCGCTGAGCTTAGAAAGGGGGAGTCCTTGATTAAAGATGCTGAGCGAAAGAATAATAAGCTTGCCGACTACGATCAAAAGGTTCGAGATCCCATTATCGATCGAGCTAAGAGGGCCGGCATAACGGCCAAAAAAAGTAAGCATAGGTAATAAAATGGCCGAAAAGTGGATACAGAAAGCACTACCCCCTTCGAGTAAGGGTAAGTTGCATAAGAAGTTAGGGGTTAAAGAGGGCGAAAAGATACCCGAATCCAAGCTTAAAAAGCATGAACATGCTAAGGGCTCTCTAGGCAAGGAGGTGCGCCTAGCCGAAACCCTCAAGAAAATGCACCGAAAGTAGCCGATGGAACATGTAATCAAGCCTAAAATAGGCGAATTCGTTTGGTGTTACTACGACGGAAAGGGTGGTAGACCTTGCCCTGGAAAGTGTATACGCCGGATAGGAAGTACTTTCATTGTAAAGTTTTTGACCTACGCTTGGGATGTATTACAGCCAGAAAACGTTAAGCATGTTACAGTTGCATTTAGTTATGCTAAAACTCCAAATAAAGTTTATGGTGATATAAACCGAAACGTCAAAACCAAACGTAATCCTTATATGCTAGAGGGATGGGTTAGCGGAAAAGGCGAATGTGGTATTTTAAGGATGCTGGGAGAAAAAAGAGGAGATTATTATGCGATCTTTCATGCAGCACCTCGTGATTATTTCGGCGATTATTACCTGGAAGCTAAAAAATCTGCTCAAGGATATCACGATTTTTTAAAATAATTACATGAAGCATGTTGTAAAACCTAAGATCGGGGATTTTGTTTGGTGCCATTACGACCGAAAGCGAGGACTATATTGCCCTGGAAGGTGCATTAACCGAGTTGGAAGCGAATTTGTGATCCAATTGTTACCGTGGCCGTCTTATGGCATACGTGAGCCTGGGGAAACACTAATACTAGCTTTTCATTATGACACGATGCCAAACAAAATCTATGGCGATATCAATCGCAATGTCAAGCGTACGCGAAACCCGTACGCTTTGAAGGCACGATTTCACCCAAGAAGTAGGCTTCACTACTACATATATAATCGACCCGATCTTGAAGACCAGAAAAAGATTGATCAAGAACGATACGAATTCCTAAAATGATAACGCCTCGTTAGCTCAGTTGGTAGAGTTTAGTTGGTGTCTTTCATGGGCACAAATCTAATGCGTAGGTTCAAGTCCTACACGAGGCAATTTTTATACCCAAATATCTTCACTTTGAGTTATAGTTTCCGTGTGGTAAACCACAAAAAAAGGAAAAAAAGATGAAAAATCTAATGTTGGTAGCGGTTGCAGTCTTAGGATTTGCAACTCAAAGTTTTGCTGCACAAGTCAGCGTACACGAAAAAAGCCCTATTTCTTGGGATCCAGGTTCATGGGACCCTCGATCAGGTGCTTGGGACGAGTAAAATAAAAACTAGAGTTATAAGCTTCTCTAGTTTTTAATGCAGGGGACAGTCTTGTAGGCTGTCCTTTGTAATTTATAGGCAGGAAGTTATAAATGTCGAAGTGCCCACAATGCGGGATGTATCACAGCACTGACCATCCCCATTTTAAAACAGTGAAGTGGGCTGAGGAAAAGGGCTCACAAGTTAACCGGAAACATTATGCCACTTCCCATGAGAAAGCGGACCAAGCTGAAAAGAAGGCTTACCCCAGCGGCTATGAAGATCTTAAAAATCTCGTGCGTAAAGTACCTAAGGGCGAATTACTGGGGAAAGTCTCAAAAAAAGGAACTATCGAAGTTTCTAAAATGGTTCCATCTAAGGAAAGGCGAGAAGTTGCGTATCATGAAGCAACTGAGATCGACTCGCTTAATAAAAGAAAATCTTCAAAAAAGAAATAATTTTCATGAAATCTGTGTATAGAAAACAACGATTTTCTATACATGACCTTGTTCCTATGTATAGAAAAACTCCATTTCCTATACATGTGTTGAAGTTTTCTCAGGGAAAATGCTGAGCAGTTGTTAAAGCAACCCCACTAGCTCTTTACAAACTAGTGGGTGGCGCTGTTACAACTCACGTATCAAGAACGTGAAGGCGAGTAACACCACTAATGCAATGGGGGCTACTTCATGCATTCCATTTTCCTTTTTTTGTTTCCAAGTTCAAGGTAGCCGAAGTATGCTTTGATGGAAACAAAAAAAATCCCGCCTTAACTTTCGCTAGGGCGGGTGTGAAAAATCGTAGTTGGACGATTTCGAACCTTTTTAACACAGCATTAACATTTATCACTAGGAAAATAAATGGACATTATCACAGTTAGTACTCACCCAAGGGGATTTAGCTATAGTATGATCGACTGGGGATACCATCACAGGCCTTTTTGGGGTTTTACTAAATATTCTAGAACTGTCAGAGCTGCCATAGACTGGGTACGACAAGAGGAAGAGCTCTGTAAAAAACCAAACGTTACCGACATCAGCGATATAGAGATAAAAATGCTTTATCATAAGATAGATAAGTTTCACAAGTTAGCTGAGCGATACGGGCCTATCACAGACATAGATAGACTTTTTCATGAACGTCACTTTGTTTTAGAGATGCATCGCATCAAGACCCGAAAGATGCAATACGTTTACATTCCCAAATAATGAGAGTCGGCGTAAAAAGAAAGGGTAAGGAAGGAGGGTCATTTATGATCGTCAATTCACTTACCAGAGCTACTATTGAATACGACTGCAATTGCTGGCAGTTCAAGGTCCAGGAGCCTACTGGCGATCTTACGCCATGGCAAGATCTTGTCAAAGCCGCGCTCCTTTGGTCCGATTATGAGCATAGACTTATCAAGCGAGCTCGTCGAGGCTATGAGGTAACCGAAACGCCACTTGCCTATCTTATGCAGCTTAAGAAGGAATTTTGCGACAAACTGGAAGAGAGCATCCAAGAAAACTTATTCGATATCGTCCATGAGCATGACCCAAAATTCAGGGATGCAAAGTACCCCTTCAGAGCCCGATTTATCATCCTCAGGAAAGAGCATCAAAATCAAGTTGAGTTTAAATAAATAAGTTGCTATATTAAGAATATGCAATACATTTACAATAAACTCATTAGGCTAGTTACGGCCATTTCCGGAAAAAAAGAATCGGTAAAAGTACCGCCGATCGAACACACCCTTGGGTGCTGGTGGTTAGATTGACAGTGCACGTAGTATATCCACATCGTTCGCCCGTGTGGTCACGGCCTAGGTGTAATAAAACACATTTCTATGACCCTAAGTTGGCAGAACGAAAGGTTATAGCTATGTGGGCACGTCCTTACTTTGATAAACCGATAGAAGGCCCCGTAAAACTTGAAATTTTAGCTCATTACAAAACTTCTAATAAAAAACTTATTGGCAATTGGAAAGAGACGGCCCCTGACGTTGACAATGGAGTTTTGAAAAGCTGGATGGATTTGCTTCAAGGAGTAGCTTATAAAAATGATTCTCAGGTTTGTAGTGAGTGTTGCCACAAAAAATGGTGGCATTGCGACGAGACGCACATCTGGGTGTCTAAGCTTTGAACACCTTTATCTTTCCACAATATCGGCATTTGCAAATATATTCCATACGATATGGTAACCTTGAATCTTTAAATTGGAATACCTCACACTCTCTGAGTACTTGCCACTTATGAGGGCAAAAGAAGAGGCGGAGTATGTAGTAGAGATATTTCATTTTTTCTAAGCTTTGACTCGTGTAAATTTGAAACAATGCGTCTTATGCTTGAAATCTATTGGCCCTTTTTCTAAGTGACCAAAATATTCTTTGGCGCCGCTTATCAGGCAATCTAATGAAATGAAAGGGTTCCTTTCCTGAGCCTTCTGCTTCTTTTTCAAGCTCCTTTTTTTCAATCTTTTCATATAAATCTAAAAATTCCTGTTGTAGTTTTATAAACTTTTTTTGTCTTATAGGGCATTTTCCGACACGTTTAGCCAGTTTTATGTTTATGTAGTTAAAAATTCTGATCAACGTATCTGAGTCATCACCCATATATGGCATTGGCACGGATAATAAATTGGCCATAAAATCAATTTTAATTTCAGGTATCATGAATCATCTCCAACTAACATTTAGGCGGTTCGGGAAAGGGCATCCAGTGAGTTACTCTTAATAAATTACATGTATCATCAGTGTTATAAAAAAACCATAGGTTTGGTAATGATCCTCTTTCATAAATTTCAATTTCATCACAATCAGTAAAATAAAAAAGAACTTTATCAATATCATCAGGAATAGGAGTTTCAGAAACTTTGTACCAAACGCCGTGTTGAATAAAACTAAGCTTTACATCCGGATTGCCAGTAAGTACATGCCCTTCACTTTTAGGCTTATCGTCCCTTCCCCAGTCGATAACTGACCATTGAGAACGACATTCACAAGGTGACATTACGTCATACGGATAAGATGCATTCAACCATTTCTCGCCATCAAAATAATAAAAATTCAGGTCTTTGCTATCTATTGAATAATTTACCCTTCTAACGGCGTACATACCGGGCGAGCTTGGGTTTCTGTCGCTAATCCATTTCATGGTTTTTCCTCAATTTTGGGTGGCTGCGGCAATTCCATGAAAAAAGCTGCGTATTTGTAGACATTCGATTCACGGTTAACAAATCCTTTATAGTAATTAGACCACTCAGCGAGTTTATATTTGCAATCTACTAAAGGCGCACAAATAAGCTTAAATCTTGCTTCGGTCGGATAAACTTCATATATTAGATAGGGTTTGTTCTGTTCGGGAGTGTGGTCTTTTATTGATTTCCATTTACTCTCTGGCAGATAGTCTACTACAGGTAGTCCTGTTGTAAGATGAGGCCACGCTATTATTTTTTCTGGAAGCAAATCTAAACTTATTTCTACACTATTGGAATCTGCTTGTATCATTAATGTATATTTCATTGGTACATCCTCAAGTCAGGGTAATGACGACAGACTCGCTTAAGATAAAATTGTCGCCTTAGAATTTCCGAGCACACATAAGCTAAAGTTTGGGAGTCATGATTTTGATTTTCTCGCAAAACTTCAATCAGGTCTTCTTCTGACCATTCGTCCAGTGGTGTTTTTAAATTCTTCATTCTAGGCCCTCTGACTGCTCATCGTCATAAATCCATACCAGCCTACCAACCAACTCAATATCTTTGAACTCAGGCCTTAAAAAGGCCCTTCCTTTGTATGTTGCTAAACCATAAACTTGACGATCCAAGAGCAAATAGCCTTGGCAGCCAAAAGATTTGGGCTCTGTTACCACAAGTAGCGCGCCTCCTAGTCCCTTATACGAGTAGATTGAGTCGGGATTGATCTGGACGACATCACCCGGCTTAAGTTCCATTTTTTCCATGGCTATTCCTTTTTATCTGTAGGGCACATTATCGAACTCAATTTCGAATGAATTTTGCTTAATTCTAGAAACTATTCGCTTTGCAAAAATTCCATTAACTTTAGAGTAGTGTTCTCGTAGATCATTCATATTTAAATTGGAGGAAATAATTGTAGATCTAAAATCAGATTGTCTTTCATCAATCAAATTATAAATCCAACCCAAATTGTATTCACTAAGCGTTTCAACCCCTAGGTCATCCAGCATTAAAATTGCTGTATTCCTTGCTTGTTTCAAGATTTTTCTTTCACTATTTGTTTCTATGCCATCTTTGATTTCATACTCAAGTTGTCTAACGTTGAATATGCAAACATCAATACCTTTTTTTAATAACTCAAGGTATAGAGCTGACATTAAGGTTGTCTTGCCACACCCTATGTTTCCATGCATGTATAGCCATTTTTCCGGATTATTTAACCATGATCGAATAGACATTTTTATATTGGGAGTAAATCCTAAATCCCACAAACAATTGTTGTAACGTTTTAATATGACAGACTTTTTTTTATCTATGTATTCAATCAACGCAGTAGGGTCTGACTTGAGAGAATAACGCATAAACGGGTCAAAACAATCCCTAAAATTATGGGCATATGTTTTTTCAAAAATTTCCTTAGTTTGTTCCATATCCTAAAAGTTCCCTTATCTCATCTTCGCTAGCAATTTTTCTAAGTTCTTCTATTGGCAAATCTCTAACTGTTTTAGCTTTATATATTTCCGGTTCATCTAACCACTTCGGTCTAACCTGTTTATCTCTCGTGCATTGATTTTTTTTGCGCACATTTTCGTCTTTTACAGCTTTATCGATCCACTTCAAAATCGCGTAGTAGGGTTTTTCATGCTCATGACCATTTGAGCCGCAAGTGAGCCGATACTGGCGAATAACATCGTCCACAATGCATTTCGCTTCCTCCCTGGATTTCGAGTGCAGCTGAATCGTGTTTGCGATCAAGCGTTCATGTTCTTGGTCCTTGAGGTTTATGACCGGCAAGCCATTTGCATCCAACTCGTGATTCTTCTTGGGGATCGAAAAGGGTGGATCTCTCTCGCGCGTGCGCGTATGTGTGTGAGTTATCTTCTCTATATTATCTTTATCTGGGTGCACCATATGCACCCCCCCTGGTGCATCACATGCACCCCCCCCCTGCACCTCGTGCACCACCTTAGAAATTTCTTGATCTTTTCGGAAATACTCACCATTGATACGCCAAATATTCGTAACAGTCAGCAGATTTGGGAGATTACCACCTTTTGAATCCTTGCGATCTCGATCTACTTTGATTAAAGATTTTCCACCCAACTTTTCGAAAGGGGCTTCAAGTTTATGAACGGCAAGGATAATTTTTCTTTCTGAGACTTTTAGTAAATTAGCTAAATCTTTGTAGCTCTTGCAGCAAAAACGCCTATCCCAAGCTATATTTTTTATTTGAGAGTAGACCAAAAATTCGTAAGGGTCTAGCCCTAGGTGAAAAACTATATTGGGAATTTCTGTTCTGTAAGCGTGGTCTGGAATGTCTTCTTGGATTTCAAAATGGGTTGTCATAGATGAGAGCTCCTATCGTTAGAAACTCTGACTTGCCATTTAAAGAAACCATAAGTTAAGATCATTACCTCTTGCACAAAAAAGAGTGTAAAACTTATGGTTTTTTCTGTATGGGAAGTACAGAGTTTTTTGCCCAGGTGATTAAAGGCCTGGGCATTCTTTTTTTTACAATGGCTGAACTATGCCGTAACCCCCCTTTTGGGGCAATTCTTATTTATCCAAGCCTTCTACTAATCTCTTCCATTACTATGATTTTTGGAATCATCTCTCGCTTTTCAAGGGCTAACCTTTGAATCACATTGTACATACGCTCCTCTACTGGAGTGTCACAAATCGGACAAGCGTACAAAAAACTACGTTCGTACTCATCTGGACAACGGATTTTTTGATTACACACATCGCAAAAGCTCATGAAAGCTTACCCTCTCTTTCGAGTACTTTTTCAGCGACTAAAAACGAAGCAAACATAAGCATGTCTCCACACTCGCCGCGATCCATTTTTGTGGCACCAAAATAGTAATGACCCCTTTTTACGGTCACAACCAGAACATGCTCCACTTCCTTGTGATTTTTTATGCGCCTAGCTATCGCGTCTAGTTCCAATTTTCTAAAGTTTAGGTCTTCTGTAATCATCTTTTTTCCTTCCTTAACTACCAATTTCCTAACGAAACCTACCGATCTGGTAATTGATCTTCCTCAGCAATGTGTTTGCGGCATTCTTCGCAGTAAGGTCCTGTAAAACCTTCCATGTTACAATTAACCATGATACAGCAGCATCTTTTGCATAGACTATTTTGATAACCTACAGGGCGCTTATACGGCGGCAAACTTTTAATGTTCTCTTTATCCAATGCCATATTTTCCTCAATCCTCATCGTCTAAAACATAATCCCACTGCACTTCTTTAGTAACAATCTTGAACCTATCTGCAACCAGTTCATAGACCATAAACTCCCCATCCAATAACAATTTGTAAAGATCGGTAAAATGCATATTTTCAAGACCACTCTTTTCGTACCGGTCTTTGTCCCATCCCACTTGCTTTTCGAGAAGTGGATGAGAGTTCAAAAATTCCAAAACTTCCTCTATACCTACAAAAATCTTGTGATGAGGACAATAATCTTTTTCGCAGTAAAACAATATGTAATTCATATTTTCCTTTTTTTAAAGATGCTTCTAACTATAATAGGGCCGCGGTTATTCCTTTTACCCGCGTTTCCATATAAATCAGGCGATGGTTTCTCCCCTTCTGGATATGAAAGAAGGGGTTTTTTATTCTTCCAAAAGAATCTTCTCTTTTTCAATGTAGTATTTTAAAATATGCTCATATAATTGAAAGTGCTTCAGGGGTATGATCTCCCGTTTCATAGCTACGCGGTATCGGATAGCGTCATGATATTTTTGTAATCTCTCAAACTCCTCTTTGTTAACAGCAAATCCAAAGTGGTATCGCTTTTCGGGTACCTTATGAGGTTTTTTCACCATTTTCTTTTTCTCCTTGCAAAAAATGTGTAATTTATTCACAATATAAATCAACCAAGCATTAAAAGGAAGGTGAAAATGAACTCCGCTATCACAGTGTTTGAACCTGAGTTGTTTGACATAAACAACTATGGCCCAAAATTTCTATCGATGAGGAACATCGCACTAATTTATGCTAAGGAAAGAGCAAAAAAAGACCCCCCCCCTGATTCTGAAATATTAACTTTTGTTATCAGGGCTGATGAAAGCCAGCTCAACCCTCTAGCTAATCAAATTTATCTTATACGATATGGCGCAACGTGGACTCATGTTGTAGGAGTTGATGGTTTTAGAGTGATCGCCGAAAGAACGGGAAATTATATGCCCGGGCGCTGTCCCGAATACACATACGACGATAAGGGCAAGGTTGTGACTTGCAAAACTTTTGTCAAAAAGAAAGATGATAATGGAGTTTGGCATGAATGCGAATTTATGATTTTTGCAAGCGACTATGCAAAAGATCAAGGATGCTGGAAGAACATGTTTAAGCACATGCTATACAAGTGTTGCTTATGCGCTAATCTTAAAAATAGTTTTCCTCAGCAGCTGAGTGGATTTCAAAGCAAAGAGGCATTAGAGCTCGAAGGAAAAACAATCGATGTAGAGGTAAAATGGCAATTGACACAAGAGCAGCTCAATGAGCTTTACGAGCTAGAGCAGTACGCGCCGAAAAAATTGCTTGATAATATCAAATCTCACATAAGATCGTACGATCAAATGTCAAAAGAAAATTATGAAAGAATAATACCAATATTAAGAGTAAAAAAAGAAAAGTCACAGTCTCAAACAATGGAAGTACCCCAAGAACAATTAGACTTTCAAAAAGCAATGGACGGTGAGTAATGATAGATATTTTTTTAGGAATAGTAACAGCTATATCGGTTTTTTCGTCATTTGTCATGGTCAAAAAGTGTCTAGCGTGGAGAAAGTTGGTTGATGAATCCGGAGATGTTTCACAAAAATGTTTCGAAGTTTTACAAGAAAGTCGAAAAACTGAAGAAAGATTTAGAAACGCTCTACTTGAGCAGAATCAACTCCTCAAAAGTGAGATCGAGGGGCTAGAAAAGCAGCTTGCTGAAAGATCGGTCTTAGAGGGTCGAGAGATGGATTTATATACACCCGAAGAAATAGCTAATGATCCCGAATTTCCCCTCAAAATAAATACAATCCGTCGATGGATAAATAATAGAAATTATAATGGATTTAATAATGTTGTTTGCAGAGTTGGAAGGAAAATTTTTATTAAAAAATCTATATTTAGAGAATATATTTTAAATAACAAAATTTTACCTACGCCAGATCTGTATTTGAAAACAGAAGAAGGCACGGACTTTTCAGGTATAGCAAATAAAGCATCGAATGAGCTCAAAAGCTTGATTTTAGAAAAACCTAAAAGAACCAGTTCTTTGACAACTACTACGGATCTTCCCAAAGAAGTTTTGGATTATATTGAAAAAGAAGATAAGAAAGCTATGGATTATATTTTAGAAAAACGCAGACGCGGTAGACCCAAGAGGCAAAAATGAACGAGCGACAAGAAGATGAATTTTTTGAGTTTTTGCAATATTTTGAAAAAATAAGTGTTCAAGTTTATATGGATGCTTCAAAACAACTGGGGGTAAATTATGAAACCGTTTCTATATCAGCTCCCGTCAATTTGTTAAAAAATTCTGTTTTTAAAATGATAGTAAAAGCAGGAAATTCAAACATAACTAAGGAATCTATGACAGATTTTATTAAAAAAGTAAACAAGTTGATTTTAGAAACTACTGAAATTCACAACGTTGATATAAAATACCAAGAGCGAACTAATTACGTGCCAGATTGTGAGGATTAGAACCAATGGATAAGTACAAACTTTTTAAAATAAAGATAGCCGTAGTAGGTGCTTTTCTATTCCTAATCTGGCTCTGTTTCTTCAAAATGATATCGCCGGGATATGTGGGCGTTGTGGTAGATATGCTTGGAGATTCTAAGGGTGTAGAAACAAAAGAGCTACATGTCGGCATGCATTGGATTGCGCCTTGGAAGACCGTTTACCAGTTTCCTATATTCGAACAAAATGACACATGGGAAGGAGACAGGGAAGGCTTCAACTTTCAGACTTCAGAAGGGATGGCTGTATCAGCCGACATTGGAATAACTTATCATCTACGACCTGAATCAATCCCTTTGATCTTTCAACGCTATAGAAGAGGCATGGATGAAATCACTCACGTTTTCATAAGAAACTACATTAGAGACGCTATTAACAAAGCAGCCAGCAAAACTAGCATCGAAGACTTGTATTCAGGAAAAGAGTGCTTTTTTGAAGACGTAGAAAAGCATGTGAGAGAAGATCTATCTCCCATGGGTATAGAGTTAAGTAGAATTTATTTGATTGGAAGGTTTCATTTCCCAACAAACGTTATAGCCGCATTGAATTCTAAGATTGAGGCCAATCAACGAGCTGAGCAAAGAGAAAATGAACTTAGAGAGGCTGAAGCTGAGGCTAAGAAAAGAATAGCCCAAGCAGAAGGGGAATCACGTTGCGCTGTACTAAAGGCTCAAGCTGAGGCTGAAGCTAATGACCTGCTTTCACGATCAATCACAAAAGAATTGATACGATGGCAAGCGGTTCAAAAATGGGATGGCGTGTTGCCGCGAGTCACTTCTGACAACATACCGATGATATCGATAGGTGAAAAATGAAACCAATTAAAGAAATTTATACACATTGTGAAGATACAGAAGGTTATTTTATCGCGGAGGGCGATTATTTACCTCTTTTGGAATCAATGGGTCAAATCTTAGTCAAAGTAGATGATCATGATTACAGTGGTGATTCTAGGGTTTTATACAAAGACGGAGATAAGTACGGCATCTTAATTTTTGGATGGGGATCTTGTTCTGGTTGTGATGCGTTGCAGGGATGTGATTCATTTGAGGAAATAGAACAGCTGAGAACCAAACTTTTTAATGATATTCGATGGTTCGCAAAAGAAGAGGTTTTAAACCGTTTAGAAGATCTAGAATATTGGAAAACACAGTCTATATACTGGTGCGACGATGAAAAGATGGAATCATTTTTGCAACAATCGATTGAAGCGGTGAAAAATGAGAATCATTGACGTAGAGCAAGGGTCGAAAGAGTGGCTAGATTTGAGACGCCCGCGCATCTTCGCAAGCGAAGTCGCGGCTATTCTATGCGAAAGCCCTTATCTTACGCCTAATCAACTTTGGCGGCAAAAGTGCCTAGGGGAAGAGCCTAGTTTCTATAAGCCAGCGATTGAATGGGGCAAGCGCCATGAGACTCCCGCGAAGATTTGGTTCGAGCAAAAGATGGGGATCAAGTTTAAACCGATCGTAGCGATACATGACGATTATGATTTTATTGGCGCGTCTTTAGATGGTTATAGCGAAGAGCATGCGGCTGTACTAGAGATCAAGTGCCCTGGGAAAGAGAATTTCGAAGCTTTTAAAGCTGGCGTGCCCAAGCATTACTGGATTCAAGTACAGATGCAGCTTTTCGTAAGTGAAGCTAAAATCGCGTATTTTGTCGTGTTCGACGGATTCGACGGCTACTTTCACGAAGTGTTGCCTGATCCCACATTTATCGAAGATACGTTGCCTTTTTTGAAGAAATTCAACATATCTATGAGAGATTTTGAAGAGCCGCCTTTAATAGACGAAGATTACCCCAAGTGCCCAGAGGATGAAATTATCAAAGTTATGAGGGAGTACGATCACTTTGATATAATAGAAAAACAAGCGCAATACGAAAAGAAAGTGAGAAAGACGACGATCGAGGAGTACGTTGAGTCGCAAGGTTATAAACGTATGAGAATAGGGCCTTACAAGTTTTCAAAAACTTTCTGTAAGTCTGCTCACTATGACATGAAAAAACTAGCTGAAGAGACAGGCATTGACATTGAGAAATATAGGAAACCTGGCAGTATGCAAGTGAGGTTGACAAAAGGAAAAGAGGAAGAGTAATTTTTCAACTATGACTGTGAAGAAAAATTTGAAAAAGTATACGCGACATAAAGAAAGAGCCATTCTCGAAGCTGTTATGCGAGAGAACATGTGGTTGACTCAAGGCTGGCGAGCTTGCTGGCAGGGATTCGATGGAAGATGCCTACACGATCAAGTTATGTCTATAAACAAGTGGGCTCTTAACGCACTGGAATCCGATACTTACGAAGATTGCACGATAGGCAGGGACTTTTACGATTCTCAAGTGAAAAAGTGTAGCCTTGATTAAAAAAATTGCTACTCGTACGATAGAGAAAAGTGAGGCCCTATGGCTATACCTGTCCCTGTCCATGTTAAAGCTCAGCCCGTAGTTGTAGACTCTTGCAACTGCTCCTGCTGCCCTATCTGGCGCAGAACGCCTAAGCCTAGCCGATCACCTGAAGAGCAGAAAACCCATGAAGTAGCGATAGAGTGGATGGAGTCCCATCACAAGGTTAGCGACCCCTGGGTCAAGGCTATAGAATGTCCCGAGAGCAAGCCCATTTCACCCGAAGATAGCGTGAGCTAGTGCTAGTATTATTGCTGTTAAAAATATTAATATTAATATTAGTGTAATACCATATCTTCGCTCCTCTCTTTCACGTTCATACCTCGTTTTCATTCTTTTCATCCATACACCAGGATCATTGTGTGCACTGGTATGTACACAATGCTTTTAGTATACATTGAAAATAGCACAAATTAACCCACAACAAGTGATAATAATTACTCCACAGATCATTGCAATACAAACAATAGTGTCATCGCTCATGTGATTGCCTATTTAAAAATATAGTTTATTATTAAAACTAAAATAGCATAAATAACTCCAGAAATAGCCCCAAATTTTATAGATTCTTTAAACGATGATTTTTTTAGAGCTAAAATCTCGTTTTTAAACAACTCGTTCATAGAGTGAAAGTGCTCTGATTCTATTTGAATACGTCTTACTTTACCGTCTAGTTCATTAATCATTTTCTGGAGAAAAGAGATTCGACAATCTAAATTATTTATTTGTTCTTCTATCTCTTTTTTTTCTATATTTTGTTTCATACAATCCCTTTATTTTTAACTAAATGTAGTAATAATCGTCATCGCTAGTCGGCTCTTCTTCGAGCTTCGATGAAGACGCGCTTCTATCGTATTGCTCTTCCCAGTAAGAGTAGATTTTGTCTTGTATCTCGCTTTCGTCTAGTCCCGTCAAATCAAATATATAGTTGTAGTCGTACATAGATAGCGACTCTGCATGCTCTTGTATCCAGGTCTCGCGAGACTGCTCTTTTCGCTCTTCTACTAGCGATAGATCTTCTAAGGGTTCGAGGGGTCTCATACTACTCTCCTATTCGTCCGACACAAGCTTGCAGTTTATTTTTTTAACTTTAGTTGCATCGTGGATGAAAACTAAAGCCCCACTACTTATATTTACAGCCGTCGCGTTTATGCCTTCACTGCCGTAGTTACCATCTAGTTTCATGTAGACGATCGCTGAAGAATCGAAGAGGTGAAAGACCTCTCCCTCTTCAAGTTGATTGAAAGTTTTGTCGTTGCTTGATAAGTAAATTTTCATTTTGACTCCTTATTGATTCAATACGACTTTGCAGTTTAAGGGTTTAATTATCGTAAAATCGTCAAAGTCATGAATTTTTCCACTTTCCAAAACAACCGCTTTTCCAATCGAAGATTCTAGTTTTAAATAAACAATATTACGCCCTAACACTTGAAAAACATCGCCCGGCTCTAATTGACCAAAAGATTCTTTAATATTACAACCTAAGTCTATTTTCATCTTCGACGCCCCTTTCGTGCACATGCAGCACAAACTCCAACTTCTAGATAAATCGGCTCTTGTCCGCAAATTTCACATTCTTCCCATAACTGCGTATTCAGCTTTAAACCATCATCTATCGCTCCAACTAATTTTTGCAGAGCGTCGTATTTGTCATCGGGCACAAACCAACATTTTTGTGTAGAGTCCCATTTGCCGCCGCTTGATTTGATTTGTTCTCGAAAATTATATGTGTCACCAATTAGTTTTTTCATGATTAGCCTCTTATAGTTTTAAAACTCGCCCTAGATTGCTCTTGAGCAACTCTATAGCTTGTATGTCATAAATATAACAAATGCAAGAATTATGCGCAATATAAAAAATGGATGTTGCAGAAAAAATAGGTAATCGTTAAGCTAGCGTCATCTAAGATTAGCCTCTTAGAATTTTAGAGAACGTAGGCTCGGCAAGCGTAAGACACTGATCCGCCCACGTTCTCTTTTTTCTCATTTGACTCAAATAAACATTTTAGTATCATGGCTCTAACAGAGAGTCTCTATGCCGCTCAAGAAAGGTAAATCAAAGAAAGTCTTGTCTGAAAACATCGCTGAGATGCGAAGATCAGGTCATCCCGAAAAACAATCTGTAGCCGCTGCTTACAGCATGCAACGTAAAGCTAGAGGGAGAGGTAAGTAATGCACTCATTCTCTGTCACGAGCGCTCGTGCTCCCTCTAAAAGGTTTATCACTAAAAAGTACGGTGATACTAAGCAATTCGAGCATAGTAAAAAGACTCTTAAAGCTGTTCTAAAGAGAGGTAAGTAATGTCCGAACAGGTTGTAAAAAAAAGGAGAATTGGAAGACCGCGCACAGTATCTCTAGAGCCCGAAGAGATGATTAAAATGGGCGAGTATATGCTAAGCTGGATTGAAGAAAATTCACCTATGCATATATCAGAATACTATAGTAGTCACATGGGTATATCTAAAAGCGATTTTGATACTATGTCGAAGAGACCTGAGTTTGTCCCCTATTATGACATTGCAATGAGAGAAATAGCTCTACAATATATCAACGGCACTGTTAATCCATCAATAAGCCATAGATTCTTGAGATATTATTTCAGCGAAGTTAGAGATGAAGAGGACGCAGAATCTAGATTCAAAAGCTCTCTAAAGAAACAAGAGAATGAAGCTTTAGTCGGTGCTCGCGAGGCTATGGAAGAGATCGTTAACAAGAGCGAATCAGCAATCAAGAAATCATAATGTCAAGCAGCTTTACAGTTGATGAGCTTATAAAAGATCGTTGGAAGCGCCTGTCTTGCATGTACAAGATAGTAGACAAGGACGGAAAGCAGATCACTTATCAGCCGAACTGGGCTCAGATAGAGTTATATCAAAACATTTGGTATAGAAACGTCATTCTGAAAGCTAGACAGCTGGGTTGTACAACGGCTATAAGCCTTTTCTTTTTAGACGATTGTCTTTTCACCAGTGATCTGAAAGCCGGTATCATCGCACATACCGAGGAAGACGTTCGCAAAATCTTCAGACGCGTTAAATATGCTTATGACAACCTTCCCGAATCATTCAAAAAGATCATCTACCCCATTCGCGATTCACAGACAGAACTTAGCTTATCAAACGGTTCTAGCTTGCGTGTAGGACTTTCGATGCGTGGGGATACCTTGCAGAGACTGCTAGTATCAGAATACGGGAAGATATGCGCTAAGTATCCTGAAAAGGCTAGAGAAATACGCACAGGCGCTATTGAAGCAGTGCCAAAGAATGGTATCTGCTTTATTGAATCCACCGCAGAAGGCAGAGAAGGCCATTTTCATGACTTGTGCATAGAAGCTCAAGACGCAGCCAAATCAAAGATAAAACTTACCACACTAGACTATCAATTCCACTTTTTTCCCTGGTACAAAGAGCCCGATTACAAGATTGATGAAGCCGTCTACATACCGGTTGAGACGGAAAAATACTTTGATGTACTGGAAAAATCAGGCATTATTTTAGGACCTTCGCAAAAAGTGTGGTACACAAAGAAAAAAGCAGCGCTTGGCGAAGATATGATGAGAGAATATCCCACTACGCCAGCTGAAGCTTTTGAAGCTTCACAAGAGGGACTTATCTTCGGCCCACAATTGATGATAGCAAGAGCTCAGAATCGCATATCGCATGTACCGCTCGATCGATCGCAGCTTGTTTACACCGCGTGGGATTTAGGCTATTCAGATCACACAGCAATTTGGTTTTTTCAGATATGCGGCCAGGAGATCCATTTCATTGACTACTATCAAGACCAAGGCAAGAGCCTTCAGGAATACATCGAGCTAATCAGAAACAAGCCATATCAATACGCTAAGCATTTTGCGCCCCATGATATCGAAGCACATGAGCTCCAAACCGGTTTGACTCGAAGAGAATTCGCAAGACGCTTAGGCATAGATTTTGATGTGATTAGACGAACGCCAGACATTCAGCTTTCGATTGACTTAGCTAGAACCCATTTTAATCGATGCTGGTTCGACGTAGAAAAGTGTAAAGCTGGGATCAAATGCTTAGACAACTATCGCAAAAAGTGGGTAAGTACCGGCTTTTGGGCTAGAGAGCCCTTTCATGACGAAAATTCGCACGGCGCATCTAGTTTAATGTACGCCATAGAAGGCTTAGATTTTGTGAAAAATACAGGTTTTACGGCAGATCAGCGCAAACAGATAGACTTTGCGCGTAAAACGCGGTATATGTAGAGTAAATTAAAAATTTATACTGTGCAAAGTGTAGACGTTTTTAATGCCGATTCAAGTGCTTCCTGGGTCTGAGCCTGAAAATCCTCCGATCCCTACGTGGTACAAAGATTTAGATGAAGTCGCAAACGAGAAAGCCCTTCTCGATCGAGTCGACATATCTTATTCGCAAGCAAGTCCGATTTGGCAAGGCTTTTGGAATGAGGCCAATATGGATATGCGCACGGTAGTAGGCGATCAAAGCGTATGGTCGAGCTACGGTACAGACTTTCCCACCACTGGCAAGAGACAACTTCACTTCAACATCGTCAATAAATGCATCGAGATGGTGTGCGGTAGACAAAGGCAGCAGCGTAAAACGACGATTGTCACACCCCAGCAGACTGGATATTCACAACAGCAGATGGCTGATGACTTAAGCAATTGCATTCAGTGGGCGTATGCGAAAAGTGGAGCGTATGAGCACTTTAGCGATGCGTTTGCAAGCGCTCAGAAAGTAGGGCTTAGCTTTATAGAATCTTGGCTAGACAGACGAGAAGATCTTGTTAATGGCGATATTAAGCACAGAGTGCTCGAGTACTCGAGCATATTCTGTGATCCGTTTTGGAGAAATCCTAACCTAAGTGACTGTTCTTACATATGGGTAAGGCGCTATATGGACAGGAAAGCGCTAGTAGCTCTGATGCCAAAAATGGCAGAAGAAATCATGTCTATAAGTACAGCCGATCTTCGAGACGCAAAGTTTTATTTCATGCCCGAGAATAATCAGTACTCAGTTCGAGGCATGATTCCCGTCGATGAGTACTGGTATGCTGACGTTCGAGAAGTTAGAGCTTTAGTCAATATGAAAACCGGAGAAATGAAAGAGCTAAAAGAGGGCACCAAGGTTGATCCTCAATTATTCGTGGAAATGGAAGACATCAAAGAAATAAAGTATATGAAGCCGACGGTTAGACTTGGCATCATTGCGAATCGAAAAGTGTTGTACCATGGCCCTAATCCCTTAAAGATTGATCGTTATCCATTCACTCCAATCTTATCTTATTTCGAGCCAGCTTTTAACGATTGGCCATTTAAGTTTCAAGGCATTACAAGACGTTTACGAGATCCGCAATACATCTTTAATCGCATGATTGTGCTTGGATTGGATGGCATGGAATCTCAGGTGAACGCAGGTGAGCTTGTCGAAGAGGACTTCTATTTAACGCCCGAAGATGCTCAAAAAACAGGTAATGGCACCGTTCGATTCTTCAAGCGCGGTAAAGATCCTGCACTTTCACGCATTCGAGAGCAACCGGCTCAGCTCAATCAAGGCATGGTTGAAATGTCGCAGATGATGAAAGAGGCTGTCATGGAGATATCGGGCATATCGGAAGCGTTGCTCGGACTCGATACAAATGATACGCAGTCGGGCGTATTGAACATGCTGAGGCAATCGGCGGGTATTGTAACACTCGAAACCATCTTTAACCGATTTGATAACTCACAAGCGATGATAGGCGATATCGACATCGAGATCATGCAAAAGAATTGGAATAAGTGGAAGTTTGCGCGCATTTTGGGACGCATGCCGTCAGAAGATATTCTATCTCCTTACATCGAGAAATATGACATTTCGATCGAAGATGGCATGAATACGTCAACACAACGACAGATGCAAGCAGCTCAGCTCTATGACATCTACAAAATGGGTATCCAAACCCCTGAAATTGTTCAAGAGATTATGAAGACGATGAATCTTCAGAACAAAAACGATCTTGTGAATGCGACTCAGGCAGCGATGCAGCAACAGCAACAGCAATTGGCTCATCAGCAACAAATTGAAATGCAAAACATGCAGATCGAGAATGAAGTGCTCATTGCGAAATCACAAAGTGATAAAGCGCTTGCAGCTGAGCGTATGTCAAAGATGCAAGTCGAGAAAATGGAAAGCCTTGAGCGTATGGAAAAAGCCCATGCTGAAGATACCCAAGCTATGCTCAATCTGGTTAAAGCGCTCAAAGAGCTGAAAGGGCTTGATTTAGAGCATTTGAAGACACAAATAGAAACTCTGAAGCATTTGAGCGAGTTATCGATGCAAGATAAAGAAAAAGAAACAGCAGTAAAATCTTGACAAATCGTCAATTAAAAATTAGTTTTAAGATGTCAACTTGCAAGGAGACACACTATGAAAGAAGATAGAGTTAGAGGCCCTAAAATGGCTGGAATCCCAGCTAGAATGGAAAACAGCGGTACACTTGTTAGCGCGCCAAAGTATGGCAATAACATGTACCCAGATGACAAAACTTATATGTCAAAGAATGAAGAGGATTACAGACACGATTCCGCAAAGATTCGCGGTCATATGTCTCGAAATTGTGAAGTTTAGAGGTTATAACTGTGCAACTAAACTCTTACGAGATGGGTGTGAAGAAATCGCAAGATTTCGCCAGTAAGCTTTTGATCGAACAGACGAAAATGCTTGATGGACCGGAAATACCGGTCATTGAAATGCGTTTATCGATGGAAGATGAACTGATTAAGCGCAGGGACACCTTTTTAGCTAGTGAAGTAAAGAAACATCCTGGAAAGTCTTTCTGGATAGAAATAGCTATGTGGAAGGACATGAAAAAGGAAACTGTGGTGAGGCAAGTGATACAGGCTAGATGGACTAGACCTGAACCACAACCCTCTACACAGGTTTATTACTACAATCACCGAACAGATGTTTTGGAGCTAAAATGGACCCTGCCTCCACCTTATTCGATGAGTAAAATACTGGCTATGCCGCAAGAATACGATCAAACCCTAGTAAAATGGGTCAAAGAGTATGCAAGAGGTGATTTTTCTTCATTCAAATAAAAGAATGGCTTGCATAAAATTCAATTTATAAATACTTTCAATGTTAACTGAGTGTTATGGCTCTTCACTCAAGCCGAAACTGTGCAAATAAGGTGAATATGTCTGATGAAACAGCATCTAAAGATGTTTCTAGCGTAACAGAGCAGGCCGTCGCTGCTCAAGATGTGGTCACCGAGGCGTCGAGAACTCCTAACTCTGAAGTAGCTCAGAGGAATTTTAAGGAGCTCGAAAGGCGCAAGAATGAGGCAGAAAGAAGAGCCCAAGAACTTGAAGCAAGACTTTTGGAGATTGAAAGAGCAAAGCAGAGTCAGCCAGATGAGTTTGATTCATTAGCTGATGATGACACGGTAGAAGCCAAGCATTTAAAAAAGCTGAAGCGTGAGATAGAAGCTCTTAAGAATCAAAAAAAGCCTGCCTTGTCAGAGGAAGACATCGCGCGGATAAAGTATCGGGATTACGACGAGTATGTTTCAGACGAAACCGTAGAAACACATTTGCTTAGCAACCCCGCTTTAGCGCAGATGGTTAGGAAAAGTGATAATCCCTACGAGGCAGCGTACCAATTGTTAAAAAAACTTCATACTCCGACTACTAAAAAAAGTGAACCTGACTTGAGAAAAAAGCTAGAGGAAGTTTCCTCTACGCCAAGGTCATTGAATGAGGCTGGGGCTAAAAATCCTAGCGCATCGATGGGGACAGGTAACACGATAGCAGAGATTGAAGCACGGCAAGCGGCAGCTTTAAAAAGAGCTCAAAACTATCTCGGCGGAAATTACTAGCCTAGTCTGATGCCTTTAGCTACAAGCTTGAGGCGACCATGTCGGGCCCAATCAATACCATTAATACGCTGCCACCCCAAGTGCAGCAATACGCTGACGACTTATTGTTAGCTCGTAAGCGTCCTTATACTATTCACAGTCTGCTTTCCATGAAAAAGCAGCACCCGATGGCGTCTGGTAATATCCATAGATTTAGACGCTATAACAACCTGCCAACTGTGCCGGTCCCTGTCGGAGCATCAGGCCTAACAGGCCCTGCGCTTCCTCTTTCAAACGTTAACATTGATGCAACGATTCAGTGGTATAACGGCTATGTGATTTTGACGGATCAGGTTAGCTTGATTTCTCAAGAGGACGTACTCGCTCAAACTGTTGATCTGCTTGCACAATGCTTGCGTGAAACTGAAGACCAGCTGATGCGAGATACTTTGCTTGCGACAGCTTCCTTCGTGAACTGCACAGCGGGTGTAAACGGCGATATACCAACAGAATTGACAGCGACCGATATTTCAAACGTGACACGTACATTGCTGACCAACTCAGCTCGTACAATCATGGATGTTGAAGACGGCGCGATGAAATTTGGTACAAGCCCAGTACGTCAAGCCTACATGGTTTTGGCGCATACCAACTTATCGAGCGATTTGGAAAACGTTCTGGATTTCAAACCCGTTTCCGAATACCCGTATCAAGAACATATTTTAAGACCAGAGTGGGGAGCCGTTCGAAACACGAGATGGTTGCTTAGCCCACTTGGAAGCCTTTCTTTAAATGCTTCAGGTCTTGGAAATACCGTTTATAACAACTTTGTTGTGGGTATGGAAAGCTACGGCCAAATCTATCTTGATGGCGCTACGGCTCAATTCATTTACAAACCACTTGGCTGGGGAAATGACCCAACCAACTTGAGACAGACAGCTGGCTTTAAGTTTGCTATGGCTCAGCGTGTGTTGAACGATGGATGGATTATTAATCTACGAAGCACACAAGCAGCTTAAGGAGTAACACTATATGGCTACTATTATAACAGGTTCATATGTCTCTACAGGTGCAGCTTTATTACTTGATATTCCCTCTGGAGTAGATCGTTTTGAGTTGTACAACTATAGCAACCAAAATTCAACGGCTAACCCAGGTGTGGTGAAGCAAGCGAATTGGTTTAATGGAATGCCGGCCGGTAGTGCATTTGTGACTAAAAACACAAACTCAGCCGCGACCGATTCATCAAGTGTCATTACATCGGGTGGATTTACCCTTTTCAATGATAACAATCCTGTCTTGTATCCCGCTCAAGCTTTGAGTGGAATTAGCCAGGCAAACCCAGCGGTTGTTAGCGAAACAGGACACGGTTATTCAACCGGCGACTACGTTCGATTGACTAACCTTGTTGGGATGACGCAGTTAAACGGTATCTTGTTTCAAATCACGGTTATTGATGCTAACAGCTTTAGCATTCCAATCAATACATCTGGATTTGCCGCTGCGGCTACCGGTGGTTATTCAACCAAAGTCCAAGATCCTGGTCTATTTGAGCCGGCTGATGTTGTCATCACAAACATTACGCAAGCTACAAACGCTCAGGTATCGACTAGCGTTCCTCACAATTTGACCGTTGGCGCTTACGTAAACTTTTATGTGTATGCTCCATTTGGGATGGTACAGATTTACAACATGGTAGGACAAGTCATCAGTGTCGTTGACGCCTTGAACTATGTAGTTAACATCAATACCAGCGCATTTACGGCATTTGCTTATCCGGCAAGTGGAGGCCCAGCTTATACGCAGCCTCAAGCTTTGCCGATTGGTGAACAGGTGGTTTTAACTAACTCCACTTATAACGCCGGTCAGATGGGAATCATAATTGGATCAGCTATCGTTGGCGCTTCAGGAGACGTAGTTTACTACGCAGCTTATGCCGCTCAACAAGCAACCTAAAAATTAGGAAGGAGGGGAAAATACGCAAAGGTTTGTTGCACAGTTAACTTATGCGTTACCCCTCCGTCCCTTTAACTGTGTTAACTGGCAGGAGAAAATAACATGACAAAAGAAAAAAACGCTCTTTTCTCTGGAGAAGGTGCTTTTAATGAAGAGAACATGATTCAGCAATCAAGCGTAGCCACTCTTGATATGGGAAGCGTGGTGGAAAGGCAAAAAAATGAGCCTGTTCAGTCCTCTTTATACCATCGTGAGAAGAAAACAGGATTCAACTACGAAAAGTTGCACCCTAAGATGAAGCAAAAGTATGATTTGGATCATAAGTTTGTAAAGGGACGATTTTTAAATCACGAAAGCATGAGCGGTCAGATTGAATTTCACATGGGACCTTGGGAAGAGATCCAAACTCATGTCATGGTAGACGGTGGGACCTATATCATTCGAAAATACATAGCCGATTACATCAACAACAACTGTCGTTTAACGCAATATAGCGAATCGCCAGTAGAAATTTCGCCAGGCGTTAGAAAATATGTGCCTCTTTTGACAGGAGGAAAGCAGCGCTTTAACTTCATGATTGAGGAGTTTATAAACTAATGTCTGCAACCCTTCAGACCATTAGAAATAAGATGAGAAGTTTGACGGCGAGAGATGAATCTCAGCTGTCAGATGCTGCTTGCGACTATCACATAAACAATTATTTACAATATGGAATGCCGGCTGATCTTCGCATCTTGAAGATGGAAGATACGTATACGTTTAGTACTCAGCCAGGAATTGACGTATACGCCTTTGACTCTGAGAATTACGACTATGTGCAAGATCCTGTTAGAATTGGCGGATACCCGTGCAAACTCTTTACAGAACCTGCACAGTTTTATGCTGTTAGGCCTAGATATTCTTATGTTCAGCAGATAGCTACTGGTAATAACACAATGGGACCCTATACAGGTCAGATATCAAGCACTCCGTTTCATAGATCGTACAACACGACAAACAACAACCCTTCGGACACGACGCTTTCTACCTTTCCTTACACGACACCGATAGGCATTGAGAATGAGGTGTTGATATCGGCGCAGATGGGCAATAGCTATTCATTGAATGCGACTGACACTCCTACTCTTATTTCAGGATCAGGCACAGGTTTAAATGCCAGGTTTCAGGACACGGGCACGTTTATTGGAGATGTCCAAGTTCAGCAATCGGGAAGCATTAACTATTTCACGGGCGCTGTCGAAATTACCTTTAGTCAGCCTGTACCCCAAGGCAACCAGATCTTTGCAAGTGTCTATGTATACGCAGCTTCAAGGCCTCGATATGTGCTTTTCTTTCAAAATCAGATCCTTGTCTCTCCTGTGCCCGATAATGGCTATATTGTCGAAATGAAGACCTATCGAAAGCCTGCTTCTCTCATGTACAACACTTCATTGCCCGAACTTCAAGAGCTGTGGCAAGTGATTGCTTTTGGAGCGGCTATGTCTGTTTTTGAGGATAACCTAGATGTTGACAGCATAGCGAAACTGCAAGGACGCTATGACTACTACGAATCGATAGCCAGGGCTCGCGGACTGATCCAGATTACCAGAGTTAGAAACCCAACCGTTTATTCTCAACCATGGCAAACGCCTATAACTGATGGTACCCCTTACTTTGCAGGAAGTTGATACTTAAGGAGCTAAGATGTCATATCAACCCAATATTCC